GTGTATTAGCTCCCATTCATCTGAGATACGCTCTCCTAGAGGCTCTAATTGGCTTAAAAGGTCATCTCCGTCCTCATCACTAAAGTCATTATTTTCTTTTAGTGAAATAGCACTATCGTGAGACTCGCAAGGCATATACCATACTTTACCGTCCATTTCGTGTTCGTGATATCCTTTACATCCCTGTTCTAGTGCTTTATCTTCTGCTTCTTTAATAGTCTCAAAAACCTCAACTCCATCTATTTTCTTTAGATTAGTGCTGAAAGTAGTCTTTGAGCTTATTTTCTCTCCTGTTTCCTCTTCTCTCTTCACTTTAGTAGATATGTTATCTAGTTGTGTGAATTCTATTGGTTGTAGAGTAATAAAGTAAAGATTTAAGTATATCTTGTTAAAGTTTAGCATATCTTCTAAACCTTCTATAATCTCTTCTTGGAATGGTCTAATAACTATGTTATCCATAAGTACAGAAGCAGTTCTAAGCTCTTCTGCATTATTACCAAATCCTGTATTGTCTTTTATTCCTAGTAATATAGGAGATACAATACCGTGACCTAACATTATCTTTTCTCTACTCTCATCAGATAAGAACTGATACTGAGCGTGAGCATCTGGTAAATGTATAGGGTCAATATCTGCTTTAGTTTCTATAGACTCGTTAAATGCTAGTATAAATTTACCTGCATTAGACGTTCCACTAAACTTATCGTATATTTTTCTTTCAATTAACTCTTGAGTCTCCTCATTAGGTACTCCATTGTTAAAGTTGATTAATAAAGAAGGCTGTAACCCTTGCTTTATGTTATTTATGTGATAATTACTTACTTCTTCTTCTAAAGAACAGTATTGTAAACACCCATGATAATCAACAGGAGCATAATAATAAAATCCACTTCTATATGGCTTGAATATATATAACTCTACTGTTTCACTCTTTTTACCGTTACCAAATGTAGGTATTCTCTTAGGATTATCACTAGGCTTTATATCTACCCACTTAGGATGATAATAATAAGCTCTAATAACGCCTTTAGCATCACATTTCTCAGCTCTTAGAGTTTCCATAGGGAAATGTAGTATCTTAATGATTTTAGTCTTAGCTTTGTTGTATACTACTTGCATAGCAGCTTGTCCTAGCATCTTATAATCATTAGAGACTCTCTTTACTTCTCTTGGTCTAACTAATAATTTAAATTTAGCATACATTTCAGGAAATTCCTCGCTATCTGTAGCTTCTATACCTCTACCGTAAATCATATCAACAATACCGTTAATACATCTACTGTTTGTAGGTGAGCCTAAGTATTTCTCTATAAGGCTATCAAAGTAATCATTGTTTTCTCCATAAGAAACCCAATCTTTACCATACACTTCCTTAACCTCTGGTGTTTCATAACCAGATAAGTTTACTACTCTTATAGAATTGTTCTTGTTAGTCATCTAATATCACATATTCGTTAGAAGGCTCTGCATATTCTGTGTAATCTGAATTACTTATAGAATATCTTCCTTCGTTATTATAAGGAACACTAGCGTCTGGCAGAACAGATACTTTGTCTCTATAAACTAACTTGTTTGTTGAAGTATTGAATATAGTAATAAAATAATCAAAACTTGTTCTTAGTTTATTTGATGTGCTCACTTCAAATGCCAAATAATTATCATACTTAGTGCTTTCATCATTAGTAAAGCTAAAAGTATCATTTGTACTTTCCTCTAAAAACGATATTGTTAAAGAACCAGCAGATGCAACAACAGTTCCATTACCTAGAGTAGTATACGTTACCGAAGTACTTCTAGGAATGATGTTAAACGTCTGTGCACTATCATTATTTGTTATTATCATATTATGATAACGATATTTTTCTTTTTTGTTTTATAATAAAAAAGGGTAAGCTAATGCCTACCCTATTTTTACCAATAATAAACAATATTATTATTCGTTACTCATGTTAGATGTTTGTACATCGAATCCTGATGTATTGCCTACAGCAACTAGTGTGCTTAGTACAAATAAAGATGGTAATACTTCTTTTCCTTCGAAAGTAATATTATATCCGTTTAAGTCTCCCATTGCACCTCCTGTAGAAGTGTTAACAGAAACTTCACATCCATTTTGTCCTCCAGCTATTCTAAATTTCCCATTATAATCTTCAATGATTATATGAGGTCTACCGTAAGACAATAATTTTAATTGCATCATTGTATCGGCATTTTGAGCCTTAAGTACAAAAGCACCTGATTGAGTCCAGAATGAAGTTCCGTTATCTCTAGAATTTTCATTAGTTTCTTCAAAGGTATTGTTGTCTCCTCTTAATTCAAATTTGTGTACGTCTACACCAGCGGTTAAAGTTGCTACAGTTCCGTCAAATGCAGCAGCTGTTGGAGCGTTAGAACTAGCGTCAGCCATCCCAGCGTACATAGCGTCTGAGTAATTAGCAATGTAAAGATTTTTAATCCCACCTACGGACTCTTTACAAGCTTCTAGTCTCCCTTTTGATAAATCACAAGCCATTTTTTATATGTTTTTTAATAAAAAAGGGTAGGTAGAATATCCCACCTACCCCTTTTATATGTTAGTATTAAATTATATTAAGAATAAAGAACGATGTCAGCACCGATACCGTATTGTACACCAGCAGTAAATCTCATTACTATTCTTACGTTTTGACTTCCGTCAATGTCAGCCATATCGATAACTTTTACTTCATTGTGGTCAGATAATAAACCTGTACCGAAATATAAGTTAGACTTTTCAGCAGCCATTGCAGTATTGTCAGCTAATCCATTAGCAACAAAGATTCTTACGCCATCGAAAGATAATTCTCCTCCGTTGTACCATTGAGTACCTTCGTTCATTGTTCCAGCTCCACCTAAGTTAGAAGCAAATCCACCTAAAGCTCTTACGTAAGCTCTAGCGATGTTTTGTGATACATATAAGTATAAGTCTTCTTTTCCGTATAATGAAGAAGGAATTGCATCAACGATAGCTCCTAATTGAGCGATAACGTTAGCAGAAGTTACTGTTGCAGCAGCAACGTCAATAACGTCAGCATCAGCAGCAGCTAGTACAGTAAATCCGTCAAACTCTCCAGCGTTAGCGTTAACACCTCTCCAGATGTTTTGCTCATTCTTTTCAGCTACTTTAGCTACAACGTGAGCTAATAAGTAATCTTGGAAAGTTTTAGGTAATGAATCAAATGCAGAATATCCCATAGATACTGCTTCCCAATCTGAACGGAAATCAGCTTTACATAATTCTAAGTTTACTTGGAATGTTTCTGGCTCGATAATTCTTTCTGTTAAAGTTACAGAAGAAGTTGCAGCGAAGTCACATCCTCCGTTAGCTATAAGTGCTCCTGTAGCTAATTTCTTGATTACTTCTTTAAATTTGATGTTTGGTTTTACTTCGATACCACCTTTTTCGATAGTATTAGCAGATAATAAAGCAGCAGAAATATATTTCCCTGCAAATTCACCTGCGTAAGTAGTTGTAATTGATGTTGTAGTTGCCATAATTAATATTAGTTGTTAAATAATTTGTTAAATACTCTTTGTTTTGTTGTTACTGGTTGTTTCTGAGAAAATAAGTTCATTGTGTTTGAGCTTACTTCAGCTTCAGGAGAATGTGCGATAGACTCTGCTTCTTCAGATAACTCTACTTTGTCAGAGCTTAATTCTTCAGGAACTTCAGATGATTCAACATCACTCATGTTGTCCATCATTTGGTCGTACATAGCTTTGAATTCAGCTACTACCTTGTTTAATTCTTCTTTGGTAGCGTAAATGCTTTCTTCTTCTACCACTTCTTCAACCACGTCTTCTTCGACTACGTCTTCTTCTAAAGAAGTCTCATCTACTGTTTCTTCAGCAAGTTCTACTTGCTCTTCTACTACTTCTGTTTCTACTTCAGCAGAAAGCTCCTCTTGAACAGGAGTTTCTTCTTCAGCTTCTACAGAAAGTAATACGTTTTTAAATTTGTTGATAATTTCTGTTGCTTTCATAAATAATTATTATAATTTGTTAACGTTTAATAAATAATCTGTTTCATTTTCGGATTATTGTGAGTTATTTTGATTGGTTAAACTACCAATTCCTTGAGCCTGTAAACTACCATCACAGCACTTAGTACTATAGGTATTGTTTTTACATAAGCAAGCTCGTTTACTATTCTTTGGACTATTGCTACTTGGTGTTTTTTTCATTTATCTATTTGTTTTAGTTTGTTTATTGCCCAGTTAACTCCAGAGCTACCACCCCAAGCATCCCACATAATACCTCCACATCCTTCACTATAAGGAACATCTTTATTCTGTTGATGTCTTTTAAATGAAGCCATTCTAGCTATTGTTGAACGAGATATATTCTCTCCTGATGCTAATTGATTAGCTCTTGTCCATCCTACTAAAGTTCCACATTCACTTCCATTCTCTTCTTTCCATTTTAATGCTCTCTTAGCATTGTTTCTTGCAGCTTGTGGATAATCACTATATGTTTCTAATTCTATTTCTTCTCCCCTAAGCAAAAAGTCCTCTAGCTCAAATAATTTAGCTAATGCTTCAAACTCATCATAGTCCATTTGTTCTTTTACACTCTCTTTAGGTCTGTCATCTAGTTTATCTGTAAAGAATCCTTCTATACTAAATCCTTTTACTTTACCTTCTTTAACAAACTCTTCCCAAATCTGGTCATTATTTACTTTTACAGAAACCATCCAAGTTCCTACTGGTAAATTAAGATTATACTTAGCTGATTTATCTTTCTTCTCATCTTCTATTATCCAACTCTCTACAACACTTAGTCCGTTTAATTCTACTTCGTGTTCTAATGTTGAGTTATTCTGCTTACCCTTAGTCAAAAACAGCTCAGAAGCTTTTCTTACAGTTTCTTTAGAGAAGAATATGTAATACTCTTCTTCTCCGTTATGTCTGTATATCTTCTTGTCTGGTATTAAAGCAGCTCCCATCAGTATGCGTTTCTCAGCATCTACTTCAGCTAACTTAATCTCCTGTGCTTTTAAAGCAATGAAGTCTTCTTCTATTGCAGGGTTTTCCACTATAGATATAGCTTCTATACCAGCAAAATCATTTTCTTCGTCTATAAATAATTCTATAATATTTTCTTCCATAATTTGATAACGTATTTAATGTATTTTGTTTTATATTAGTCTCCTCCTAATGAAGCTCCTGTTGATATTTGTAAGTCTAATTCTTGTTGTGATGTCATCTGACTACTTACTACATAAGCTTGAACAGGTTCTTGGAATTGACTACCTACTGCTTCAGCTAATTGATTAGTTCCTGTAGAACCAACTAAGTTAAAGTCAAAGGTTCTATCTCCTCCACCTCCTGCTTGTGGTGTTGGAGTGCTTGTAGAATTTGGATTTATAGAACTAATTTTTCTAACATTCATTAAACCTTTAACTAATGTTGAAGCTCCAAGAGCAAATCTACCTAAAGTAGAAGGAATAGTAGGGTCATTAAAAGCTTTGTCAACTCCAGCATAAGTATCTATTAATGCTCCTGCTATAGCTAATTGCTTATGCCTTTTTGTTGCTTTACCAGATAAACTAGCAAAAGCAGTAAAAGCACCTGACAAAAGACCTAGTGTTTCCATTCTAGCATTTCTTTCAGCTTCATCAATAGCTATTCTATCGTTACTATTTTGCTGTTTAGCTGCTGTTCTTTGTCTCTCATACTCCTCTTCTATAAATACCCTGTCAGCAAGATTGCTTATTTGTTTTTTCTTTTCTTCTTCTTCTTTATTTATTCTCTCTAAATCTTGTGCAAGTTTCTCATCTAATAAAGTTCTTTGTATATCTAAACCCTGCATAATGTTATTAGCTCTAAGTATTTGTCCTTCTAGCATAATATTTGTCACCTCATTTTCTGCTTCTCTTAGTCTCTGCTCATAACCTCTGTATCTTTCTTCATCTCGCATCTTAACATTAGCATTGTATTTATCTTCTAATGCTAATAAGGCTCTAAAATAATCCATTTTAGCAGTTAATATAGATTCCTCAAACTTTTTCTCTGCTAATAGTTTTTCTTCATCTGAAGCATTTGACCTTTTAAACTCTTCTAATCTTAATCTTTCTTTCTCTTCAAAATTCTCTCTTCTTCTAAGTAAATCTTGTTCTTGATATCTCTTTTGTATTGCAAACTTTCTAACTTCATTTTCCTCTAAAGCTATTTCTTCTTCTCTCTGGAATCCTAATATTATCTTAGATAAATCAAGGTATTTTTGTTTAAATACTTTCTTAGACTCTTTAGCATTTTCTTTTTCTTCATCAGTTGTTTTTGCTAATAATAAAAAGTATTCTTCAGAGGTTTTATTATATTTTTTTGTCGCATCGTCTAAATTATTAGTCGTATCCTCTAAATCATTTAATATTTGCACTCTATCCCCTGTCCTTGTGACAAAATCATCGGCTGTCATTTTATCTATTTCTGCTTGAGTCGCTGCTTGTTCCGTTCTTAATTCAAGCTTTTTGTCAAAGATTTCATCTAACTCCATTTTTTTTAGACCTATCTCAAGTTCTAACTCTTTTTGTTTTAAGAAATCCTTATTTATTTTAGTTAGCTTTTCTGTATCTGTCCCAGCTTCTTTTAATTTATCAGCTAAATCTTTGTCTAACCTAGAAAGTCCTTTCATAATTCCAACTCTCTCTTCTAAAGACGTATTTACATCCAATAGAGCTTCATCATAAATCTTTAGTGTTGTTATCTCATCTTTTAAGCTTTTATTTAAATCATTACTAGCTGATTTAGCTTTCATACTATTAATCTCAAACTTTTCTAATAAAGCAATAACACCTTGAAATGCCAATACTAAACCTAAAGGACCCATCATTGCAGACCATATATTCTTTAGTCCAGCAGCAAAACCTCCTGCTGCTCTTGTAGTAAACGCAAAGTTAGATACTAATTGTGAAAGGTTGTTAGCCATACCTCTAATTCCATAGTTGGAATCTGATATAGTTCTACCAAGTTCTAATACTGTTGCAGTAGCTCCACCTGTTGCTCCTGAAGCAGCTTTTCCTTTACCTGCGTTTTTAGATAGCTTTACTAATTCACTATTTAATTCTTTAGTGCTAAGAGTAACATTGTCCATAGAAGCAATCGCTTGACCACCTTCTACTTTTATTACTATAGTTTTTGTTGTTGATGAACTTGTTGCCATTATTTATTTCGTTTTATTGCGTTTTTTAATTCTTTCCAATTAGTAGGTGCTAAATATTTACCTTTAGCTATATCTATATCTTCGTCTTTAACATCCCAATCAGATGTTCCTAATAAATCTATTATCTCTCTTATCATATTATTTGTTTTATGGACACGGACAACTTATAGATGTAATTACTCCTTGTGAGTCTAAAACCATAACCATAACACAACCACTATCGCAATAAGTGTCATCATTTGACGACCCTGATTGAGTGTATGTTCCTGCTGCGGCAGTAGAGTTTAATTCGTTATCAGTAAACATTGTGTCTCCTATTGATAAATCTTGTAATGTTCGAATAGATAAACTAAAATATAATGAGACAGAATTATTTTGATAAGAAACAACAGTAGAGTTAAAGTCAAGACCTACTATGTTTATTAATTCTAATGTAGCCTTACCAGTATTTATATTCATCTGTATTCTGTTTATCTTATAACTTCTACCTGATATAATTAGTTTGTCGTTTAATTCTAACTTAGTAACTAATCTTAAAGGTAATGTAGCTTCAAACTTAGATAATCTTGACTTTTCATTGTATATAGGCACTATATAGTTAAAGTAGTAATTGTTAAACAGGCTATTTGGGTTTATTTCAGCAAAATACTCATCTGTTTCCTCTCCAAAGTGAATAGTCTGTAATTTAGTAGACGCACTTGTTGTTAAAGTATTTGCTGGTCTTATGTATTGGTCTAAGTCATCCCCACCAGTAGTATAAATAGTATCTGTATCTGATTTAATACAATAAAAAACTAAAGGTTTTCCTAGTACTGGGTTTTGGTCTTTACTAGCCATCCATCCCCATTGTACAGTAGTATCTGTTTCATCTTCTTGGTCAGTCATTCTTTCATACATAACGTGTTCAAATCCTAATTTAACCGTATATGTTCCTCCATCAAATGCTAAAGGGTTACTTATAGAAGTAGAAGAGTTGTTTAATCTTTCATTACCAAACTCGTCATTAGTTATCTCATTACTATTTACTATAGCAAAAGTAGACGCTTCCTGATATTCAAAATCTATCCTAGAATATATGTTCGCTTTATCTACAGTATGTTTGTCAGCGTGTATATACTCACTTACATCATAACTTGTTCCTTCATCATAAAATTTATCTAATGTTCTTACTTTAATTGTTTCTCCATCATAAAAAGCAGTTAGATTAAACATCTTAAATACAGATGTTAAAAAATCTATAACTTTCATCTTAGGCATATTATCGACTACATTTAATTCTACAAAAATACCATTTGAACCTCCATTGTTAAAAGTATATGTTGCAGCATAACCACCACTAGGTCCATCTTGGTCTTCAATCTCTACATTTATAGTAAGTCCATTTACCTGTATTCCTGATATACCTGCATTTTCTGTTTTTACTCTAAGAACAGGTTTAAACACCTGTGTTCCAAATCCAGTAAAAGCGTCTTTTCTTAATGTAAAAGTCCTAGATACTGGAACTCCATCTCCAGAATGCTCTGAAGTGCCTATAACTTCTCCTGAAACTGAATCAAATAACTCTAATGTATATACACCTGAACCAGAAGGAGTGACATTTATAACATACTCATAATAAGTCTCTATAGTATCTCCTGCATCATATACGATAGATGCTACTAATTCGGTATTAGAATTACTTCTAGGGTCAGAAAAACCTGTAGCAAAAGTGTATTGATTTAAAAACAATTCAAAAGAAGCTATTGCTATTTGTGAAGATAAATCTCCTTTTTCTCTATGCAACCATAGATATAACTCATAGAACGAAGCATTAGACGTACTAAAAAAGTCGTTTGTTCCGTTTTTAGAGAATGTTATCCCATATTTATCTTCTATCCCTAAAATTATATGATATAACCTAATAGCTGGTTTTAAATCTATTAAAGATATTCCTGCTGGATGTTGAGTACTTCCAGAAGAAGAAGCTACGTTCCTAGACACAACATCTTCTCTTAAAGGAGGTCCTGAACTATGTTGTGAGTCATAATAATAATGAGAGTTACCACTTATAAAAGGATAACATAAATCACCTGCTGTACTACCAACATTATTTACCTGCAAAGAGCCTGAAACTAGATTATAGCCATCCGTAAAGCCTGTTTCTGCTACCGAAGCAGTATATAGCTGGTTGAATTGAGATAAATATGCATTTGAGTAAGAAGCTAAGTCATCTAATTCATCATCTCCAAAAAGTAAGTTAAGATTTACTGTTTTACCATAAAATACAGCCTTATAAGCAAAAGCAACTCCGTTTTTCATACTTACGCTATTTAAACTAAGGAATCCTTTCTTATAATCTTCTCCATTTATCTTTATTAAAGCTTCTTTCTTTACTCTAGCATCATAACCACCTATAATATCAAAATTATAGTAATGTTTAAAGATTAAGTTGTTAGTAGAACTAGCAGGTAAGCTAAATTGTTGTGTAAAGTCAGTAAATACCTTAGCTATGTCTCTAATATCTTGTATTGAGTTAGTTATGTTGATAGATTCTTCTGAAAAGATATCTAATCGCTTATAAGTTACAGTTTCGCCAAATACTGCTGTAT